ACACAGAGAAGCCGCAGAATGGACGACAGTAGATCTATACAGTTTAGGCTGTCTGGTGAGGTTTCACCTGGGTCCTTGATTATAGGAGGATACTGGAGGATGTCAGTGGCAAACACCCGTATTCGGGATGTTCACACATTGTATCCTCCAGTGCCAAGGGAACTGGTAGATCTGTTTCAAGGCACTGCAGCTATCCAAACTCTCTTCCTTGATGGAGGCCATATGGTGAGGTCCTTGCCCAGGCCCATCTTCCTATTAGAGACAATGGAAGATATTCTGCCAAAGGGGAGACCAATGACTAGTCAGGAGAGGAGCTCTTTAAGGTGGCCTCAGGGTGTAGCCTCAATTTCATGGATTTCTCTGGCTCTGAAGGTGTATGGGAATGGTACTCCCTTGGAGAGGTGCTACTCCTGGAAGGCTCTAGTCAGGCTGTTAGTCAAATCGACTCCAGAGTCAAGCTCTGAGAGTACCATTGCTGATAGGCTTTACGATCTGAACCAGAAGGCTGACAGAAGAGCCCAGAGAATGGGAGTTCTAGGCGTTCTCAGTGGATCTCCTATCTTAATGAAGGTGGGCCTGCTTCAGGCTTTGTCTTACCTTAGAACAGCAGCAAAAGATCTAGAATTGCTTGGCATCTCCACCTCTGGGCTCGTGGATGTGCAAGTGCTCCAAGCCTTAGGCTGGTTTTACCCAGTAAAACTGCCTAGGCCAATTAGGAAGCAGGTTGATGAATACATCAGGATTGAAGCCAGCCAAGGCTCCAATACTCGAATTCTACTGCTAGAGACTTTTGATTCAAGAGATCGCAGAAAGGTCAACAAAGGTCCACCTTTTGATGAGGCTTCTTACCTGAGTGGATTGAGCTGTGATGAGTCTATTACTTACTTCCTTGAGACTCAAGAAACATTCAGGATCAACTACTTCTGCACTGACTTCACATCTGATTGGCCCACTCCTTAAGCCCAGGATGGACTCCCCATCTACTTGACCCCTTCCCCCTCTCTGTGCATTTGCACAGAGAGAGAGAAGGGGTCTAATTTAGCCAAATTAAATAAGATCATAATTTTGCCTGATTAATAGTAGAGTTTGGAGCTGCAGTTTACTCCAATTTTTCCCAAGCTGCTGCCATGGCTTGGATGTTCCCGTTAATTTCATTCTTCTTGTTGAAGATGCCGATCTTCTTCAAGAAGGCTACTCGGGACTTGTCAGGGTAGCTGGTGGAGTTCATTGCTGCTTTCACAGCATTCTCAAAAGTTTGGAGGACAGCGGTCTTGCCCTTGCCTCTCACTTTTGGGTTGATCAGCTGGGTGAAGTAGAATTGCCAGAGGTAAAAGGCATGTGTGAGCTGCTCTATTTGTTTTTCAGTCAGCTCACTGGTCGGGATCAGGCTGGCAAAGGCTGCACAGCATATTTCTGCTGGAGCATCCGCACCACACAGAGCTTTGATGTTGTCAGGGCCCATTGGAAGGGAGTTCTGGAGGGCCTTTGCAGCTCGTACGGTCCAAGTGGGTAGGGCAGCCGCCACTCTTGTGGGAGTGATGTCATCCCTTGCCTCAGGGTTCTCCTTCATCCTGTATTTGCTCTTGAGGGCCTTCAACCTTGTCTGGCCCTCTTCTGACATTTTGGCCATGGCCTTGGACATCTTGTTGCCTCTTGTCAAGGCAAACACGATGATGACTTTAGCATCATCTTTCCAGCCATCCTTGTCAATGTCTGCCATCTTTTTCAGCATCCTGGTTGGGTCAAAGCCTTGATAGGCAAACAGCGCCTCCAATCCGCCAACAACTTCATCATCGATGATGTCCTCACCGAACTCCTTAAGGATATCAGTGTATGCAACCATCTTTGATTCGTTCGCGGCCTCTTTGTGT